AGGAAGATTGTAAGAGGATTTGCATTTGATGGAGCAATACAAAATTATGACTTGGTATTTTCAGATGGCTCTAAAATAGCAGGTGCTTTTTTAATAACTAGTTATGAAAGAGCAGGTGAGTTCAATGGAGAAGAAACATATTCTTTAACATTAGAATCATCTAATACAATAACATATACGAATGCGTAATTATGACAATAGAGTGGACTAATGGTTGGCAAGTGATAAACTTTACAATTAATGACGATGAATATCATGGTTTTATAAAAGTGACCAAAAAAGGTGAAATAACTATAGAATGCAAAAGCGATATTCATTGTCGTCCACTTGATAAAATCACAGTCAATTCACATCGTAATCTCATAGTGCAAAAAATTACTATTACTCAAAGTAGAGCAGAACTTCATTGTATAGAAGATAGTGGAGAACTAAAAAAAGCAATAGAAACAAAAAGAAAACTAAAAAAAGCACTAGGAGATGAAAATGACGACACATAACAAATACGCAGGAGAATACAAAGCTACTCTTGGCGGTAAAGAAAGAGTTTTCAAACTTACCTTTGAAAGACTTGTTCATTTAGAAGATGCACTTGGAAAAGGGGTGATGGATATATCAAGAGATATGACAGCACAAACTTTTACAACAAAACAAATTGTAGAAGTATTGTATCAAGGTTTAATTGGTGCAGGGGGTAAATTTGAAAAAAATGCAATAGGTAAAATGATAATTGAAGATGGACTTGCTCAAAGTGCAGGTATAGCTTCAAATGTTCTTGCAACCTTATTTTTAACAAAAGATGAATTATCCCCTTTAGTACAGGGGGAGAATCAATTAGAGACAACACCTACCCAATCCAAAAATACCTAGAGATAGCAACAGGTATTTTGAGATTCTCTCCTAAAACTTTCTGGGGTATGTCACTTGCAGAATTTACATCTGCATGTGAAGGTTATTTATTAAAAAATGGTAAAGGAGGAAAAACAGGACCAATAACTCAAAATGAATTAAAAGAGTTGATGGAACGATTTCCAGATTAATTATGACACAAGCAGCAACAGTAGAAGTAAAATTAACGGTCAATAAAGGCAATCTTGAAGCAGGAATGCGTAGAGCAGAAACTGTTACAAAGAAAACATCTACAGGTATTGTTAAAGCACAAAAACAAGTTGTTAAATCTAGTGGCAGTATACAAGAGGGTTTTAGAAGAGCCTCTCAATCTATTGCAGCAATACAAGGACCCCTAGGACCAGTTGCAGGAAGAATTACATCTTTGGGAACAATTATTGGTGGTATAGGTTTAAAACTTGCTTTACTTACTGTTGGTTTCTCTGCATTAGTGTTTGGTTTAAAACAAGTTGTTGGTGTTGTATCAAATGCAGAAAGACAATTTAATAAATTAAATGCAATTTTAAGAGCAACTGGAGGTGCTGCACAATTAAGTTTAGAGGAAATAGAAGAATTATCACAAGAGATTGGTATTAATACTTTAGCATCAACACAAAAGATAAGAGATGCGGCAGGAATATTATTAACATTTAAATCTATACAAGGTGAAACATTCAAAGAAGCATTAAGATTATCACAAGATTTAGCAGAAGTTGGTTTTGGTGATGTTAAACAAGGTGCAGTACAATTAGGTAAGGCACTTGAAGAACCAATCGTTGGATTGGGTGCTTTGCGTAGAGTTGGTGTATCATTTACAGATGCACAAAAAGATTTAATTAAATCATTAACAAATACTGGTCGTATTGCAGAAGCACAAGAAATAATTTTAAAAGCATTAAATACACAAGTTGGTGGTGCAGGTATTGAGGCTGCAAAGGGTTTAGCAGGTGCAATAGATACACTTACAGAAAATATAACAATATTTTTTGAAGAAAGTAAACTTGGTAGAGCAATAGTAGATGGTTTAACAAGATCACTTAATTTTTTAGGTGATGCCTTTGGTAATGCAGATAAAGAAGCAAAAGCACTTTCAACAATTGTAAAAATAGAAGCTGAAAGAGCAAGATTAAAAAAAGAGATGGCTACTCTTGATACAACAAATGATGATCCATTATCAGAGAGTTTAACAACCGATCAAATTAGATATAATGAAATTTTAGATTTATTAAAAAAACTTGATGTACAAGAAGATAAAATAAGAAAAAAAAGAGCACAAGATTTTATAAATAGAAGAGCAGAAACAAAAAATGCAATAGATGCAACAGAAGCAACAATTGAAAAAACAAATGTAGAAAAAAAAGCTATAGATGTTCTTAAAAGAATAAATATTCAAAGAGATTTAGAAAAGAAAAATTTATTTGCTTCTAACAAAGAAAAAGAATTAAATAATCAATTAGAAAAAATATTTGCTGAAATTAGAAAAGAAACACCTGATGAAGCCATACAACAAGAAGCTATAGAAAAAGCAAGAAAAAAACATACTGAAACTTTAAGAGAACAAATTGAAGAAATGGATAAGTTAAGAAAAGTTGCTTCAATGATTGATGAAGTAACTGGTGTGTTATCAAGACAAATGGATTCATTATCCAAATCTATGGCTACAGCTTTTGTAACTGGACAAACAGAGGGATTAAAATTTAAAAATATTTTACAATCACTTGCAATAGATTTAACTAAAACAATATTAGATTTAGTTATATTTAATCAATTGAAAGCAGGATTAACAACAATAGGTGGTAATATTGGAAAAACAATAATGGGTTCTATTTTAGGCAATCCAAATAAAGCACCAACACACCCTACAAGAACAGATTTAGCAACTGGTGGTGCAGTATCAGGATCACAAGCAAGGTTAGTAGGTGAAAGAGGTCCAGAGTTATTTGTACCAAACCAAGCAGGTAGAGTTATTCCTAGTAGCTTGACACCTAATGCTATGGGTGGAGGTGGAGGAATAGTGATAAATCAAAGTTTGAATTTTGCTACAGGAATTAGTAATACTGTAAAAGCAGAAATATTAAATTTAATGCCAACAATACAAAATCAAACTATTTCTGCAGTTGCAGAGGCAAAACAAAGAGGAGGAGCTTTCGCAAAAGCATTTAGATAATTATGGCAGTATTTACACCATCATATCCATTAACATTGCCTACAGCTACAGGTATTAGAACACAAAATTTTAGTTTAACTAGAGCAGTTGGAATAACAACATCACCTTTTACTTTTCAATCTCAAGTAGTACAACATCAAGGAGAGTTTTGGAAAACTATAGTTACATTACCACCTATGTTAAGATCAAGTGCAAATATTTGGTTATCTTTTTTATTACAATTAAGAGGTAGACGAGGAACATTTAAAATTGGTGATCAAGATGCAAAAACAATTACTGGTACAGCAACAGGTACAATAAGAGTAAATGGTGCTTCACAAACTGGTAATCAAGTTGCTCTTGATGGTTTTACAGCAAGTAGAGCAAATGTTTTTAAAGCAGGTGATTATATTCAAATAGGTTCTTTTTTATATATGGTTATAGAAGATGTAAGTGCAAATAGCTCAGGTGAGGCAGATGTTAAAATAGAACCTTCATTAAGATCAAGTATTGAAACTATTAATGATAATACAACAGTTACTTATACTAACACAACAACAGTTATGAGATTAGATAATAATGAATTAGGTTGGCAAACAGATCAAGTAAGTAAGTATGGAATAAGTTTTTCAGCATCAGAAGCTTTATAATGAAAGATAAAATAAAAAAATTAAACAAATTACAAAAATATGCTCAAAAAATGAGAGATAAAAGATTCTATACATATAAAAAATTAAAAGATTTAAAATCAGACTTGAGTTATGAAAATGAAATATTAATAGATATGAGAGAAAGAAATGAAAAAAACTAATTTAAATGTAAGCTCTGAATCTGGTATTTCTATGCCTCTTAAAAATCTCATATCTATTGTTACAGCAGTTGCAATAGGTGTATGGGCATATTTTGGTATAGTTGAGAGAATAAATATTTTAGAGTCAGATTCAAAATTAATGCACAAAGATTTAGAAAAAGCTGTAGAGTTTTCAATAAAGTGGCCTAGAGGTGAACTTGGTTCTTTACCTGCTGATAGTGAACAGTTTTTATTAATTGAATCAATATTAACAGATGTTGAAGATATACAAGAAGAATTAAAGGAATCACGTCATAATGCAACAAATATATTAAGATTACAAAAAGATGTTGATAGATTGTTAAATGAATTAGAAAAAATAAAAGACAAAGTAAGAGCAAATGGAGGACATCAATGATAGAAATTGTAGTAGCACTAATAATGTATTTAGATGGTTCAATGATAGAACATACTTACAAAGAAAAGATGTCATCTTGTTTAAAATCAAAAAGAATAGCAGAAAGAGAAGTAAATCCACAAACTGTTAGATTTGCTTGTAAAAAAGTAAATACACAGACAGAGATTTATTTAGGACAAAAAAAAATAGTTAAAATATTGGAGGATTAATGGCACGAAGTGTAACAACTGCTTTTAATAATGCTATTGTAAGTCAGGTTGTAAGACCATTACTTGCATGTGAATTAGAATTTAGTACAGGAACATTGAGATTTTGGAATGGTTATGGAGATCTTACTATGACAGCAGGTGGTTCTTCAAATACATTTACAGGTTTAGGTGATTTAATTGGTGTAAGTGCAATATCAGAATCAGATCAAGTAGAAGCTATTGGTGCAACATTAAGTTTAACTGGTATAAAATCCAGTATTATATCAGCCGCTTTAGGTGCAAATTATACAAACAGAAATGCAAGTATTTTTCTTGGTTTATTTGATACCAACAAAGCAGTTATTTCAGATGTATATACTTTGTTTAAAGGTAAGATGGATATAATGAAAATAGATGAGGGTCCTGAATCAGCAACTATTGTTTTAAGTTTAGAGAATAGATTAATTGCTTTGGATAGATCAAAAGAAAGAAGATACACGCATGAAGATCAACAGTTAAGTTTTCCAGGTGATAAAGGTTTTGAATTTGTTCCTGATTTACAGGATAAAGAAATAATATGGGGTAAAAGTACGTCATAATGAGAGTTGATAATTGGGATACCAAACTAGCAGATTATGTTGCAAAACATGGACAGGGAAAATTTGTAAGAGGCAAAACAGATTGTGTTACATTTGTTGTAAATGCAATAGAGCTTATTACAGGTAAAAAGGTTTTTGATACAGAATATAAAACACTAAAAGAAGCAAAAGAAATATTAAAAAAACTTAAAAAGAAAAATTTGTTTGATATTGCAAATGATATAGCAAAAGAAAATAAATTCAAAAAAATTGATACAGCTTTTGCAAAAAGAGGCGATGTTGTTTTTTTAGAAACAGATGAAGAATTAGGTGGAACAATGGGGATTTGTATAGGTGAACAGTCTATTTTTAGAATAAGATCAGGAAGTTTAGAAAAAAAATTTACAAATAAATGTGATCATGCTTGGAGTATAGAATAATGGGAAGTAAAACAATAAAAACAGCTTTGGTGGTTGGTGCAATAGCAGTTGGTTTTGCTGCTATACCTGCAATTGGTCCATCTGCATTTGCAACTAAAATTGGAACAGCAGTTGGTCTTTCTGGTACTGCCGCTGGTTTGGTAGGTACATTTATTGTATCAGCAGGAAGTCAATTAGTTTTAGGTGCTGTAAATAAAAAATTAGCACCTGATATAGATATACCTGAAGTAGGCACAAACTTATCTCAGGGCACAATGGTAACAGCAAAATCAGGTATTGCCCCACATAGAGTAATTTATGGAAAAACAAGAGTAGGTGGTACGATGGTTTATGCTGATACTACTAATGATAATGATTTTTTACACATGATTATAACAGTTGCAGGTCATGAAATAAATTCAATTACAAAAGTTTTTTTTAATGAAGATGAAGTACCTTTAACACAAGATGGCTCTGATAGTAATGGTATTGCTAGACTGTTCCCCTCTAGTGGTAATGAGTATGAAGGCAAAGCAAGAATAAAAAAACATTTAGGTACTGACAATCAACCTGCTGATGCTGATTTAGTTTCAGAAATCACACAATGGACAACAGATCATAGATTGAGAGGAATTGCATATGTTTATGTTAGATTAGATTTTGATCAAGATGTTTATACAAATGGTGTACCAAATGTTACATTTGAAGTAGAGGGTAGAAAAGTATTTGATCCTAGAAATTCCTCAACAGCTTTTAGTACAAATCCAGCCTTATGTATTAGAGATTATTTATTAAATGATAGGTTTGGATTAGATGCTGATGCTACTGAAATAAATGATACAAACATGTCATCTGTTGCAAATACTTGTGATGAGTCAGTTTCTTTAACAAGTGGTACAGAAAAAAGATTTACAATGAATGGTACATTTACAGTAGAAAAAACACCAAAAAGAATTTTAGAAAATATGCTTTCTACAATTGGTGGTCATTTAATTTATTCAAATGGTCAATTTAAATTAAGACCGGCAGTTTATGAATCACCAACAGTTACTTTATCAGAAGAACATATAAGAAGTGGAATATCTTTGAATACAAGGGTTTCAAAAAAAGAATTATTTAATGCAGTAAAAGGTTTATATTCAGAACCATCTAATAATTATCAACCATCTGATTATCCTATATTAACTGATAGTACCTTTGAGTCAGAGGATAATTCAGAAAGAATATTTGGAGAATTTAATTTTCCTATGACAACTTCATCAACAACAGTACAAAGACTTTCTAAAATACAACTTCTGAAAGCAAGACAACAGATTAGTTTTACTGCTGAATTTAATCTAAAAGCATTTCAATTAGATATAGGCGACACAGTTCAAATAACAAATGCTAGATTGGGATTTTCTAATAAAACTTTTGAAATAAC